AGATTTTTTTGGGGGGGCGGGGCGCCCGGACGGCCCCCTATATTATACATAAAGTAGTTAGAGGCATAACCACACACCCTATGGGTCCTATAAAAATGAATTTTTTAAAAAGAATATTCGTGTTGTGCTTAGCGTTAATTGTATGGGAGGTTACCACTAGCTGCGGAACAATAGCTCCTTTGCAGGACTGTTACGGATATTGGGAGGATGGCGGACCCAAGAGGGGTACCCTTTTAAAAAACAAGGATAATATACACCCTTACAGACAGTGCGTAGAAGAGACACCTCCACACAGAAATATGTAAAAGGCTGGGATCCGTCTCCACCCAGTCTTTAGCTCCCGTTTGGATAAGCACCTCCCAAACGGGGGCGCCTCCTTTTGACTTTTCCCTTCCATCCATAGAAAATGATTCCTCCTTTTATATAGATCAGGAGAAAAGAGGTGTCCCTCGTAAAAAAAGGTAATATGCAGGCATTCTTAGGGGCAATAGCCCTATGTTTATCGTTTTCACTGGTTGTAGCCCCCTCCACAGCAGGGGACATGACTAACGTAATTGTTATCAAAGTACCAGTAACAAGGGAGGTTTTAGTAGACAAGAAGGAATTAGACTGTATGGCGTCGAACATTTACTTTGAGGCGTCCACCCAGTCAAGAGTGGGCAAAATAGCAGTTGCCCAGGTCACAATGAATCGGGTTAGGAGTCCCATATTTCCAAATTCGGTATGTGAAGTTGTGTACCAGGGGCCCCAGAACCCCAAAAACCGCAGATTATGCCAGTTTTCGTGGTTTTGTGACGGAAAACCGGACGTAATCCGCAGCAAGAGGGTATGGAGGGAGTGTGTATACATCGCCAAATACGTTATTTTAGGTGGTGTACCAGACATCACGTTCCAATCCACCCATTATCACGCAAAATACGTTAATCCATGGTGGGCAAAGAAGATGAAACTCACTGTTTCCTTAGGGGATCATATTTTTTATAGATAGGACATATATGTGCAATAATACGAAATGTAAGTGTAAAAAATGTACTTGTAGCATTTGTAAATGTAAATAAAGTTGGCGGAACAGGTAAGTGAAGAGGCGATAATAGCCCTGATTCAGAGGCTAAAGGCGGAGCCAGAGTTTTACTTTGAAAACTGTCTAAAGATTCAGATGTTCGGAACAGGGGAGCTTGCTCCGTTTGTCCTGAATCCTGTACAGAAAGTTTTACATGCAATGATGGAGCGCCAACTCAAGGAGATGGAGCACGTCAGGATGATTGTCCTGAAGGCTCGACGCTTCGGGATGTCAACATATGTACAGGGGCGCTTTTTCAGACATGCCGCCCTCAACAAGAACAAGGTGGTCCAGATCACCACCCATTCCAAGGCTGCCACCGACGTCATGTTTGCCATGACGAGGACAATGGAGCAGAACCTCCCCAAGGAGGTAAAACCCCAGATGAAATACAGTGGTAAGAGGGAACTTCACTGGGGGGCCGACGGTGGCGGCCTGAACAGTTCATATTCACTTTCAACGGTAGGCGGACGTGAGGTCCGTGGGAGCAAGATAGACTTCCTGCACTGTAGCGAGGTAGCTTCCTGGGGACATGGCGGGGAGGACTTTCTTTTGGGGCTGCTCAATTGTGTTGTTCAGGGTTTCAGTACCGAGGCAGTAATCGAAAGCACGGCAGCCGGTGTAGGTGGTGTATTCCATGACATGTTCTGGGATGCCTACAACGGAGATTCCGGCTGGGAGGCAGTTTTCTTTCCATGGTACATCTATGAGCACTATTCCAAGGATTTCGCCGATGACACAGAGCGCAAGCAATTTGAGGACAGTCTGGGCACCGATGTCCGTTATGGTGGTGAAGAGGAAACCAAGTTACTGGGTGTTGGATGCGAATATGATGTCGGAGTAGATGAAGATGTCAATTTTGTTGTCACCCTTGAAAACCTCAACTGGCGCAGGCAGTGCATCAAGACACAGTGCCAGAACGATTTAAGGAAGTTCCACCAGGAATTCCCCACCACAGCACGGCAGGCATTTGTAACTACCGGCAGGAGTGTATTTGACCAGGAGGTGATGAATGAGATGGTCATGTCTTCAGAAAAAAGGCAGCGGGAGACACCGTCAGAGGGCTTTTATATTCCAGTACACGCATACAAAGAAGGAAGAACAAAAGAAAAATATATTATTGAAGCCATGGATGAGGGCGACCTTCAGCTTTGGAACCGCCCGGTAAATGACAGGGAGTACCGTATAGGGGTAGACGTATCTGAGGGCCTGGAGATTGGCCGTGACACAGACTGGAGTGTAGCGGTTGTTATAGATGCAGAGCAGTATGAGGAGGTAGCACTACTAAGAACGAAGATTGATCCAGATCTACTGGCATGGCAGTTAACTAGCCTTGGACGGTGGTACAACAATGCCCAGCTTTTCGTGGAGAGGAATAACCACGGGTTGGTTACTCTGAAGTTTCTCAGTGACGTTCATTTGTATCCCAATGTTTACAGTGAGAAGATATTGGACGAACGGTCGTCCAGAACGGCACGGAAGCTGGGTTTTCACACAACGGTAAAAAGCAAACCGTTGATTATAGATTACCTGAAGGAACTGATCAGGGAGCGTGAATTAAAGATTCACTCACCCAAGATTTTAGATGAGCTCCAGACGTTTGTTAATATGCCAAACGGCAAGATGGCAGCACAGTATGGGAGCCATGATGACTGTGTGATGGCACTGGCCATAGCCACTTTTGGATGCAAGATGTTTCCAGCAAGACCGGTCTGGGAGAAGATGGTTTCACCATGGAGGGGAAAGCCAATTATAAAAAACTATAATCCACCAATGATATGAATTATTTTTTAGCGGAGATAGCAAAGGAAAGAGGAATAACAATACGGGAATGGAGAGAGGGAATTAATGTTTGCGAGAGCACTGCCCGGTGGCATCTGAAAGCAAAAAGGATTCCCGATCCAAAATGCTGGAAAAGGATATCCAAATTTTTAAAAATTCCCATGCCGGAAATAGAGGCACTTTTCAGGGAGCAGTTAGAGTTTCAGGGACGCATTGTATATTGCAGGGTTTGCAAGGCAGAGTTTTACAAGTTTAACAGGAAGCTGCTGTGCGGTTCTCCCGACTGTTTACGGACATTTGACCGGGCCAGGAAGGCCTCACAGAGGGGAAAGAGCACAGTTCCTCCACCAAGGAAGAAGCTCAGTGAGGAAGATTTCCATGCAGTGTATACAGGAACGAGGTTTAAGACGGTCCCCCAGATATCGAGGGAGGCTCTTGATCTCAAGGTAAAGGAGTATCTTGATTCAGGAGGTGAGATAACGCATTTGAATCCGACTATTGCCGACGGTTTAATTGCAGAGACGTGGGGCGAGAAGAATTCGGCCCAGCAGCGGGTGTACTATTATAAGGCAGAGTCTGCCATTTACAACGATCTTTGATCAACATGGGAGATATAGTAGAAGTCGATTTTGAGAACAAGGAATCCTTCCGCAGGGAGATGGATTTTATAATAGACGATTTTATCGGATGTCTCAGGACCCATTATGGTGATGATGCAGGGACTTTGATGGCCTCAGCTTTTTCTGTGTGCCTGGATGAGATTGCAGAAAGGGTAACAAAACAGCTTGAACTTAGAAGGGTGGAAGGAGAACCTGATACATTATTTACCCCGGACAACGATATCGACATATTATTTACCCCAGATTTTAAACTTTGTTAGGAGCATATGGCAGAAATAGTTGAGGAAGAACAGAACACTTATGACACACCAGAGGGGCCTGTTGTAGAAGAGAAGAAAGTTATAAAGGCAGAGCTTGATACTTTTGCAAGGATAATACAGGAAAAGTTTGCCGAGGCAAGGGATTACCGCAGGGACCATGAGCAGCACTGGCAGGAGGCTTATGATGCATACCGGGCCAAGTATCCATCTCATATAAACAAGGCCAACGAGTTAGCAAACGAAAGGGGTATTTTTGTCAACCAGACACGACGCAAGGTTAACAGTGCCAAGATCAAGATAGGGACCCTGTTATTTGAGGATGGTGAAGTGCCATTTACAGTGACTCCATCCAAGAGACCAAGATTTTTTCCTCCAGACATTGAGGTGCAGCCGGACAGGCCAGATATTTTAAAGGACGCACTTCTGGCACGAGCTAAAAATATGGGGGACAAGATCAGGGATATACTGAAAAAGACATCTTACAATGAGGAAATTACACATTCAATTCACGAGATGTGTCTGTATGGCACGGGATGCACTAAGGGTATTAATCTTACGAGGAGAAATTTTCCCGTCTATACTTCGGTCAGAACTCCAGAAAACATGGTCGAAATTGAATCTAAGATTGAGGAAGAACTTATTCCTGCGGTTAAGTATATTTCGATATGGAATGTTTTCCCTTCGCCTGAAGCAAGCAGTTCAGAAGATGCAGACTACGTTATTCAACGCAGTTTTGTTAGTCCGATTCAATTACGTTCTATGGTCAGCGCTGGAGAAGGATACATCATGGACGTGGTGGAGGAAATTATCAGTGGCGACGAAGGAAGGGTTCACGGCTATGATGAAAGTCAGCACCCCAAAAAGTTTGATGAAACGTCTGCGAGGCAGATCAAAAACATAGAGGTTCTTGAGTTCTGGGGTCGTCTGGACGGAAATGATTTAGCCGGCCACTTGCCCCTTGATGCAGAAGACATGCCTCAAGCCATGCCGGTTGTAGTCACAGTAATAGGTGACAGGGTAATCAAGATACAGGAGAATCCGTTTGATGACACCCTGCCGTTCCATTTCTGTTACTGGCAGAAGAATCCAGAGAGTATTTGGGCAGACGGCATTTACTATGCGATCCGTGACGTACAGGCAATCCTGAACTTCAGTTATGCGATGATGATTGAGGGCAAGTCTTTATCGGCGGCTCCCATGACAGTGATAGATCCAAATTCTTTTGAACCAGGCACAGACACAGAGCAGATATATCCTGGCAAGCAGTTCCGTGTAAAACCTGGTGCAAGTGTCCGTGACGCATTTATGCCGATACAGATACCAGATGTTACAAACGGGCTGCTCCAACTGATCCAACAGCTTGAACGAGAAGCAGACTTGGACAGTGGGCAGACTTCCATTGGGTATGGGGACCAGAGTCCAGCCCAGACAAAGACGGCCACAGGCATGTCGATCCTGAATTCTAATGCAAACAGGCAGACAGCAGACGTTGTCCGTTCTGTGAGTAAAATGATAACGAACAACATACAGGCCATTTACCGGTGGCTGATGGTTGATTCAGAGGACATGCAAATTAAGGGAGACTACGAAACTATAAGTACTGGCTATGAGCAGTACATCGCTAAAGAAGTTCATAACACACAACTTATTAACTTCCTTCAAACGATTGGTTCGCTTCCGCAACTTCAACAATACATTAAATACGAGGCGTTTAGTCGGCC